TATGTTGACACATCATCAAGCGTATTGAGGAAATTCCTTTGGCACAAATTTCAAAAGCCTTGGCAATCTCACGGAAAAGCGCGCAAACAAACAATCTTCCTTCGTCTCTGATAATTTGCCTGATGACATTAGTCCTTTTCTGATATGTTGAGCTTTGTACACATCTCCTATTGTAAAACCCGCGACACTTAACGCCGCCATATACAGATCTAAACATCTTCTTACTAAATCAGGGTGATCGTCATAATAACGATTCCCTTCCGAAGGAGTAACCTCCCCAGCCAAAACCGAGGCAGCAAAATCTATATATGATTTTGCCTTCTCCTTAGAGCATGCAACGATGCTTAGTCGCGCCAATCTTTGCTTTTCAAGATACGGAACGCGATCATCTTTTAAAATAACATCCAGCGCATCATTAAATTCTTTCAAAGCATTCCCGTATAGCTTTACCCTATGAAGAAAGTACGAGCCCACAACATTAATCGAAAATAATGAGCCGGCCAAAAATATAATATATAAAAACATCTTATTTCCTCCTATTTTTCTTTTTTCCTTCAGAAGAAATCAATGATTTCAACATATCGTTGAGCCTCTTCTGTTCGTTTTTTATTAATCTTTTTTGTTTTTCCCATCCGCTTATAATTTCTAGGGCCTTTTTCATTTGATAGGGGATATACAATGCCAAAATTCCAGCAAGCAGTTGATACCAAACGAGCCCACATACCAACCCGATTATGTATAACACGAAAAACATCGTGAGGAGAAAAATTTCTTTCCCTGCAACTTTTGCCAAGTTAGTTAAAACTTCTAAAATCTCTTTAATTTTATCCATGAATTGAATCGGGGGAAGACCCACGTTAACACCCCATTATATTAAGCTTTTACATCACGAAAATTTATAAGAATCATACAATTAAAAAACCAACCTCTGGAGTCAATGAGGCGATTTTAAAAAAAGGACTTGTACGTATAGCATAAACGTGGCATGATATTGGCATAGTCGGAAGTCGTGCGCCCAATCGGGCCGCGGCTTTTTTTTGTTTTAAGCTTTCTCTCTCGAAAATATCATGCCGAACTTCGCCCCTACTCCAGACCCACGGATTAGGCGTGGTCGTATTGTATCTACACGGGGCGGCCTTTGTATCGTGCTAAAACGCCAGAAAGACCGCGTGGCACTCGTGCCGATCCGTAAAGGCCCAGAAAATACCCACCGGGCTGATGTCCACCCATCGTGGATGGATGCGGCGCTGCTCGGTCTGTCGGCTCGCGACGTGGTGCGCTGCGCCCCGTTCACGCTGCCTCACACGGCGGTATATTCTATCGGTTCAACAGTTCCCTCCACCCTCATGACCCGCGTTTGGAGCGCTGCGTGTAAAGAGCTGCGCGCTCAGGCATGGGAAAACGGGCAGTCTTTGGAGCGGTGGCGATGAGCAAAAAACCGACTACACGTAAAAAAACAGGCGCGCGCAAACCGCCTGTCTCGTTCTCTCAAACGTTATTCGATGCGATGGTAGTTGAGGTGATGGAGGGCAGCACATTACGAGAAATTTGCTCAGGCAATTCACGGCCGTCGCGTACTCAATTTTTACAGTGGGTTCACGAACGGCCCGGATTGTCTGACCAGTACAGGCGCGCGCGCGAAATATCGAGCTATATTCTGGCGGACGAAATACGTGAGCTAGAACAGGGCATTACGCCAGACAACGCAACGGCGAGCAAAACGCGTTTTGAGATTAAGCGGTGGGATATTGCCCGCCGTGCTCCGAAAGTATTCGGCGACAAACAGCAGCTTGAACATAGCGGGCCAGATGGCGGCCCGATTACTGAAATACGTCACACCATAGTTGACCCAAAAAATGACAGAAACAGCGCCCCTTGATATTCAGACACCGCGTGTTTTTGCGCCGTTGCTCCAGCCTGCGCGTTATAAGGGCGTATGGGGTGGTCGCGGCTCTGGGAAGTCTCACTTCTTTGCTGAATACCTCGTAGCGCAAGCGATGATGCGCCCCGGCCTGCGGGCTGTGTGCATTCGTGAAATCCAGAAGTCACTGAATATGTCGGTCAAGCAGCTCGTGACAGACAAGATCATGGCGCACGGTTTAGCTGACAAGTTCGAGTTGCTCGATAAGGAAATTCGCACACCGGGCGACGGCGTGATTATCTTCCAAGGGATGCAGAACCATACGGCGGACTCGATCAAGTCGCTGGAAGGCTTTGACGTTGCGTGGGTGGAAGAAGCTCAGTCCCTCTCGGCTCATTCGCTCAAGCTGTTGCGTCCGACCATCCGTAAACGCGGTTCTGAAATCTGGTTTAGCTGGAACCCCTCGCACGCTGAAGACCCAGTGGATGCGTTCCTCCGCACAACAGAGGCCGAGGCTGATCCCAAGATTGTCGTGGTGTGCGCGAACTGGTCTGACAATCCGTGGTTCCCTGCTGTTCTCAATGACGAGCGCGAACGCGACCAGAGAGCGCGACCTGACGAATACGACCATATCTGGGAAGGCGGCTATCAGCAGGTTACTGAAGCGCTGATCTTCCGTTATCGTGTCGAGTATGGCTGCGACTTTGAAGCGCCTGAAGACGCCCGCCTCTATTACGGTGTGGATTGGGGCTTTGCCAAAGACCCAACGGCCATTGTGCGGTGCTTTATCACTGACGACGTGCTCCATATCGACTATGCAGAAGGCGGTGTCGGCGTTGAGATGGACGCTCTCCCTGCTTTGTTCGACAAGGTGCCGGGCACACGCTCATGGCCCATCCTCGCTGATTGTGCCCGTCCAGAGACCATCTCCTTCATGGCGAACAAATATGGCTACCGCATTACGGGAGCGAAGAAATGGAAAGGCAGCGTCGAGGACGGCATTGAGCGCCTCAAGGGTTTCCGTGGCATTCGTGTGCATAAACGTGCAGAGAAGATCGCGCGGGAATTCCGCACCTATTCTTACAAGGTCGATCGTCAGACAGAAGCCATTTTACCCAAGATTGAAGACGCCAACAATCACTGGATTGACGCCACCCGCTACGCCCTCGATGGCCTCATTCAGAACCGCCGCAAGATGCCGGATTTCTCCGCCTTTGCAGGACAGCAGATCGTGCGTCGGTCTTTTGTTTAGCCAAGAAGGGCCTGTTTTGCCTCTATATCGTCTCGCAAGGTCGTTTCCATAGCGTGGCATTGCTGCGACCGTTCGCGAAGGAGCCGCAATACCTCGTCAGTCCACCCCGGCGGAGAACGTCGCTTCCCAGACAGAACGCCCCGGATTCGACTTGAGTCCACCCCAAGGTAATCAGCGAGGTCGCTCTGCCAACGCTGCCCAAAGGCAACCCGGCCCGCTTCTGCAAGTTGGTCAGCCGTTAAGCGCCACTCGCTCATTGCGAGAGGTTCCAGCATACGCGCCCAACAAGCGCTATCACAAAAAGAGCGGCCATAGCACCGATGAAGCGCGACGGCTTCTCACTCCAATAGTGCATAAGTTTTTCAGTCATCTCGTCTTCTCCTAAGAGAAAAGGATAAGGGGCCAAGCCCCCTCCCCTAATGTTTGAACCATGATGTCAAATGGTCGGCAATAGAAAAAGCCGTTTGAATGACCGTCCCGATAGCGCTGATGAGGGCCATCCAGAAGAGAAGTTTTTCATTTCGGTTGCTCATATCGTCGATCCTTTCTTGATCCGTCAGGCGCCCCATTGGGCTTCCTTGTTTCTATTTATAGGAACATTTTTCTTAATAATCAAGCCAAAAATTCCTTATAATGTCCCTCTTCCGCAAAAAAGCAACGCCGCCGTCACAGCGGCGTGAACCTGTTGTGCATCCAACGTCAGAGGAGAAGCCGCGTTCGTGGCTTTCGTCTCTGTTTGGGCATTACACGGCTGAGGATGCGAGGGGAGATGGAGCGCCGCCCTTGGACGTGCGCCTTGCTCCTTGCAAGCCTGCGCCGGGTGTCGTGCCAGAAAGGCAGAGATTGGCCAATGACAGCGCCCTTGATGCCGTGCAGGGACAGATCAGCGCCTATGCCGCCGGCAATGCGGGCGCAATCCAGTCATGGCTGGCGGATGGTTTGGGCTTTATGGGCTATCCTTACCTCTCCCAAATGGCCATGCGTGCTGAGTTCCGTAAGCCATGCGACATTATCGCCCGTGAAGCAACACGGGAATGGATACGATTTAAATCAACCAAGAACATCAACATCACCGATTACGATACGGACGAAGAAGCTAACGCCGCCCGTGAACAGCAATCACGCGAGACGGCTGAGAAGATCAGCGCGATTGAGGCTGAGTTTAAGCGCCTTGATGTGCGGGCTCTGCTCTATCGCCAAGTGCTCAGTAGCCTTCTAAACGGCGTTGGTTATCTTTGGATCGACATCGTAGGCCTATCGGCTGATGCGACGGGACAAAATGTTCCGCTCAAGATCAATGAGCACGGCGTTAAGAAGGGAAGCCTCAACGGGTTCAAGATTATTGATCCGGTCTGGACATCGCCCAACTATTTTAACGCTGACAGTCCCTACCGCGCAGGCTTTTACGACCCTGACAATTACTGGGTGCAAGGCTGCCTGACCCATAAAGACCGCCTGCTGAAGATGGTGCCTTACGAGGTGCCCGACATCTTCAAGCCTGCCTTTAACTTTGGTGGCCTGTCACTCACCCAACAGCTCCGCCCTTACGTTCATAACTTCCTCCGAACCCGCAATAGCGTGAGCGACATCACGGCCAATTTCTCCAAGTTGGTGCTCAAGACAGACATGACTGCGGCCATGCAAGGTGGCGTGATGGATCACAATGGCACCAGCACGATTATGGGCCGCGCGTCTTTCATGCAGCAAGTCTCTGAAGGGCAAAGCACGATTGTGGCCGATAAAGAGAATGAAGAGGTCTCTATCGTCGCCACTCCTCTTGGCGGCCTGTCTGATCTGCAAGCGCAATCTATGGAGGCGATGGCCTCTATCCCCGGCATCCCGCTTGTGAAGCTGTTCGGCATCACACCAAACGGCCTTAATGCGTCGTCAGAGGGAGAAATCCGCGTTTTCTATGACGAGATCGCCGCCTTTCAAGAAAACAACCTGCGCCCCATTCTTGAGAAAATCCTGCGTCTCATTCAGCTCAACCTATGGGGCGAGATCGATGAGAGCCTCGACTTTGACTTCGTCAATCTCTGGCAGCTCGATGATGAAAAAGCCGCGAGTGTAGAGAAAGCCAAAGCTGAAGCCGACAAGATCAACATCGAAGCGGGCAAGATCACGCCTGACGAAGCGCGGATGCGCGAAGAGCAAGATCAGAACAGCCTGTATCGTGGCGTGAACCTCTCAGGTGAAGCCCCCGGTATTCCTGAGACGGAACCGCCCAACCTTGGTGGCTCTGAAGGGGACAGCGGAGAGAGTGGAGCCTTCTAATGGCCCAGCTTATCGCTCCCGGGCGTTCAATACGCTTGCAAAAAGGGCGCTCTAATGCAGGGGTTGCGGCTACATATCGCAAGCACCTCACCGTTCTGATACGGCGGATGCATCGCGACACGCTCCAGACCATACGCGCCCATTACCGCCGCGCTGAACCCGAGATCGCCCTTGATGCCAACCCTCTGACGGCACTGCAAGATGCGCTCGAGCAATTGCAGGCAAAGTGGCGGCTTCTCTTTAACGCTCAGGGCGCAGCTCTTGCTGGGCAGTTTGTGGAAAGAGGCCGTTCAGATGCAGAGGCAGACCTGCGCCGCCGCCTTAAACGCGCAGGATTTGGGATCACATTCAAGCCCTCTGCAACGCTTCGCCGACAGCTTGAGATTGCCACCCAGTACAATGTTCGGCTCATCACCTCGATCGGTGAGCAATATCAGCAAGGCATCAATGCCCTTGTTACAGAAGCCGTCATGGCGGGCGGCGACCTTGGGACGCTGACAAAGAAACTTCAGTCTCGCTGCGGGGTGTCTGAGCGCAAGGCGGCGTTCATCGCTACTGACCAAAACAATAAGATCAGTCAGTTTGTCGAACGCCAGCGCGCCTCTGAGCTGGGCCTTAAAGAAGCCTATTGGCGGCATGTTTGCGGTGGGCGTTTCTCCCGTGAAGACCATCGCCGCGCTGATGGCATGCGGTACGACATCGCTAAAGGCTGCTTTATTTCGGGCCAATACATCCAACCCGGGCAGCTCGTGAATTGCCGATGCCGTGCCGAATATATCATTCCCGGTTATAATGATTGGAAATCCCATGGAACGACTAGCCATTGACCGCATGGGCTCCGTGCGCACCTTTGACAAGGATGGGCGGCTGCATGTGGAAACCACGCCCATTAGCAAGGCCAATATTTGCGGCTATTTTGGCCGTGAAATCCCTCGCTCTGAAGAGCTTGGACTCAAACCCGAACAGACCTACCGTCTGCTCCGTGACCCTATCGAACTCGAACGTGGCGCTGCGACCTTTAACGGCCTCCCCGTTTTAGATGATCACCCCACGAACACCTCACGCGTCACCGCTGCCGACCCGCAAAAGCATATCGTTGTGGGCTCGACGATGCGAAACGCCATCTTTGAAGACCCCTACCTTAAAAACGGGCTGACCATCTGGGACGGCCCACTGATTGAGAAGATCAAATCTGGCCAGCAGCGCGAGTTGTCCTGTGGCTACGATTACGATGCCGATATGACACCGGGCACCTACAAGGGCGAGCCCTATGACGGACGCATGACCAACATTCGCGGCAACCATGTGGCTCTTGTGCCCAATGGCCGCGCTGGGAGTGACGTCACCGTTCACGATACTGCACAAGGAGCGCCAATTATGGCCGAAACAAAAGACAAAACAGGCTGCGACAGCCAAGACAATGCGTTGCGCGACATCTTAGGCGAAGACGCCGAGGACGACACAATCGCCGCGATTAAGAAGCTCTTCACCTCAAGCGCTAATGACAACGGTGATGAGGAGGGCGACAAAGCGAAGAAGTCCGCCGAAGATGGCGATGACACGGAAGGCGGCAAGCCCGCCGCCAAGGATGAAGGCGACGACACGAAAAAGCCCGCTGAAGATGAGGATGAAGACGATCCCAAAAAGAAACCAGCGGAAGATGACGACGAGGACAAAGAGCGCGAGCGTAAAGCCGCAACAGATAGCGACATTAACCGCATAGTAGAGCGCCGACTGGAGCGCGAACGCCAACGCCAACGTGCGGCAAATGATGCGCGTCGTGATGTCCGCCCTCTCGTCGGCGAGGTGCATGACCTCGATAACGCCGCAGATATTTACCGCTACGCCCTCTCTCAGCAGGGCATGGCCAATGACAGTCTCGTAGGCGTCAATACACCCGGCTTGAAGGCGTTGGTGCAGGCTAAGGTTGATCGCCAATACCCTGCCTCACCTGCTCCCATCGCTAACGACAGCGCCTCACTGCCGTTCACTCCTCCTCGCCAACTAGGATAGTCCCATGTCCACCGAATTTCAGAGATCCGTTAATTACACATGGCCGCAAGGTTATGCGGGTGGGGTGGCCTCTGCCAATCCACGCCGTTCTGTCATTTCTCCTGAAGCGGGATTCCGCGCTGGCTCTTCCGGGCTGCTGATTGCCGCTTTCGCTTGGGTCAATCAGGACGGCATGACTGTTTCCAACACAGGTAATGGCAAACCTGCGGGCTTTGTCCATCGTGACCAACAAGGCTTAACCACCCAATATTTGCAAGGCGCAACGATGAGCATCCCGGCAGGCTTTGCCGTCACGCTCTCATCTGGTGGCGATTACTGGGCGCTTTCCCAGACGGACGCCACTGTTGGGCAGTCTGTTTATGCCTCGACCAAAGATGGTACACTCCAAACGGCAGCCCCCGGCTCTGCTCCACAAAATACCGTTGATACGGGCTGGATCGTCACACAAGGCGCGCCCGCTGGAACAGAAATCATCATCACCGGCCCCCTCACCGCATAATATTCTTACAGGACACTCATGGCACAGATTACGCCTGCTCAACTCAAGCAGTATTATGGCGTGCATGGCGTGCAGGACTACAATCCATCCCGCATGGCTCATGACGCCGCCGTTACCGCTCCCAATAGCGGCATTCCCAATATCTTCAGCACCTTTACAGACCCTCGCGTCACCAAGGTGCTCATCACCCCTACCAAAGCAGAAGAAATCTACGGTTCTGCCAAAAAGGGCGATTGGCTCACTGAAACCGCACAATTCTCCCTCGTGGAAATGTCCGGCCAGACAGCCTCTTACGATGATTACAGCCAGAACGGCGATAGCGACGCGAATGCCAACTGGGTCATGCGTCAGTCTTTCCATTACCAAACCTGGACAAAATGGGGCGAGCGCGAAGTTGAAATGATGGGCGCGGCCAAGATTGGCTGGGCGGCTCAGAAAAACGAAGCCTCTATCTCTATCCTCAACAAAACACAGAACCGCATTAGCCTGTTCGGTGTAGAAGGATTACAGCTCCGTGGCGCACTTAATGACCCAGCCCTTCCCGCTGCTCTTCAGCCTACCCCCAAAGTGACCGCATCAGGAACGGCCACAGGGGGAACAGATTGGCTGAGCACCACTGACCCTAATCAGGTCTACAACGACATCCTCAAAGCAGTTCAGAAAATCCTCGCACAAATGGGCGGGAATGCTGACCTTGAAAGCAAGATGACGTTAGTCATCCCCACAACACGTCAGCAATGCCTGCTCTACGCGAACCAGTTCCGCACCACCGTGCGCGACCTGCTGAAAGAGAACCTGCCTAATCTGACGGTCAAAACGCTGCCTGAAGCGGGCTCTGACCTCGCAGGGGGCTTGAGCAAGATTACTCAAATGCAGCTTTTCTTAGAAGAAGTTGACGGCCAAAAAACCGTTGAAACCGCCTTCACTGAGAAGCTCCGCGCCCACGCCGTTGAGCGCTACAGCTCAAACATTCGGCAGAAGAAAACACAGGGAAGCTGGGGCACCATTTGGTATTACCCGGTCGCTTGCGTCACGATGGTAGGGATTTAAGACATGGCTAAATTTATCACGGTGTTATGCCGCCTCCCTTCCGGGGTTGAGCTGGAACTGCACGACCTCGACAGCCTTAAAGAACGAGCTAATTCCGCCGCGCCGATTGGTCTGGCCTCTGTCCCGCGCCAATCCGTCCTACTCAACGGGGCCAAGCATGACCCCACCTATCATCCCGCTGAGGGCCGCCTTCTTGGTCGTGCTGGGCGCACGCAGGTAGAAGAAGACTTCTGGAATGAGTGGCTCAAACAAAATGAGCGCAATGACCTCGTCACCCGCAAGCTCGTCTTCGCAGAAGCCAGCCCCACAAAAGCGGACGCTGCTTTAGCAGAACTCAGCAAAGAGCGCACAGGCTTAGAGGGGAACGACCCCGACAACCTGCCTAAAGACGTGAGCAAACTGGAGAAAGAATAATGACGGACGGTGTTGTTGAGTTCTCCTACACAGACTGGGCGGCGGCCTTCCCTCCCCTTGCGCAGAACGTGAAGGAGCCACAGGCGCGCATGCTGTTCCGGCAAGCATGTCGGTTCCTCAACAACACCGCCTTTTCCATTGTGCAAGACGTTGAGGAGCGGCAGGACTTGCTCTGGCTTCTCATGGCTCATCTCGCCCAGCTTGGCCTCAACGCCAGCGGGGCGGGCTCTACAGGCACGCAAGGCGGCGTGGGGCGCATCGCCTCCGCCTCCCGTGGCTCCGTTTCCGTCTCATTCGATGGGGCGGGCCTGCCTTCCCATGCGGGCTGGTTTACCCAAACGCAATACGGCCTCACCTACTGGCAGGCTACCGCTCAATATCGCCAGATGAGGATGACCCCCGGACGCCCTCATCCGGCGAGGATTTGGCCGTGAGGTGCGATAGAACATCAGAGAGACCGGCCAACGCACGGCTCAGTGCCACAGCACTTTCCAGAGCAAGAACGCCACGAGTACAGGGATTGCCACACGGACAATAAGCGCCACAATCCCTTGAGGGGCATGGCCGCCGCGCTTGTGGGCATAGACCAACATCCCAATACGAACCGCGCAGAGCACGACAATCACAAGCGTTAGGGCAATCTTGCCAGTTATCGCTCCATACATACAGCGTGTCTCTTTCCAAGGTAAAACCAATGTCTGCCTCTTTTAAAGGCGGAGCTAGATTACAGGCTCACCTTAAAAAACTCCAAGAAACTCTTGGGAAAAAGAAAGCCGTAAAGGTTGGCTTCTTTGAAAACGCCACCTACCCAGACGGCACGTCCGTAGCTGTAGTAGCCGCCACGCAAGAATTCGGCTCTCCTGCGCAAAACATCCCTGCTCGTCCCTTCATGCGGCCTGCTTTTGATGAGCGCCATGAGCAGTGGGGCAAAGCCATCACAGGGGTCTTGAAGACCAGCAATGGGAATGTTGAAGGCGCCCTAGAGCGCGGGGGCGCTGCCGCCGCTGAGGATATTAAAAAAGCCATCCAAGCCGTCCATGATCCTATGCTGGCTGTCAGCACTATCGAGGCACGCTTGCGGGACTGGGAAGAAACGGGCGCTTTTGAGAAAGATAAAGACCTCCAAAAGCCCCTCATCCGCACGGGACATATGCTTAACTCTGTGTCCTATCAGGTGGAGGATGACGATGGTTCTTGACCTCTACGATATGGCGCTTGGCTTAACGACGGCAGTCAATCCTCTGATAGAGGGCGTGCTTAGGCGCTCCATCGGCCCTGTCAGAAATCCCGATTATAGCGTCAGTGACGGCTACGAAGACATTCCCGTTCAGATGGAGGTTCAGGCCCTGTCAACGTCTGACCTTCAACTGCTGGACAACCTCCAGCAACAATCCGATGCCCGTGCGGTTTACCTTCGCGGCGCTGCAAATGCCCTTAACCGCCCTCTTCAAAGCGGCGGCGATGTGCTGGTCTTTGACGGCTCTGAGTGGCTCATCACCCAAGTTCTCGAAGAATGGGGAGAAGACGAATGGCGCAAAGTGATTGTTACGCGGCAAATCGCACAACCTCAAACATCCAACTAACCCCAACCGAACCACAGATTATGAAGGCGCTTGGGGACTGGCTGGAGACGGTGCTTCCGTCAGGTTGGGTCGTGCTACAAGCCCAGCAAAACCGCGCGACACCACCACTCCCTCCCTTCGCGCTTATGCAGATCATTTCTCGTAAGCGCAAAGCCACAAATAGCCGCGAGTATCACGACCAGAGCGTGACCATCATTCAATCGCTTATCATGAGCATTCAGGTCACACTCTATGGCACGGGCGCGGGCGATGGGGCGGTGCAGCTTAATACCGCATGGCGTGACCATGACGCCGTCACCTTTTTCCGTGACGTTCTACCTGAAGCCGCCCCTCTCTACGGATCAGAGCCCAGACAGCACCCCTTCACCACCGCTGAAAAGCAGTATGAGGACACATGGTCACTTGACCTCGCCCTTCACGTCAACAGCCGCATTACGCGACCCGTTGAGAGCGCGAAGGAGCTCACGATGACGGCGGAAAGTGCTGACAAGCTTCTTACAAAAACGGAAACTTTATCATGAACACTCTCTCTTCTTTTGTTGGCTATCCCGCTTACGTGACACGTTGGACGATAGGCCGCGTCTCATTACGCGCTGTATTGGCGGGTATGTTCCTGCGTTTGTCCGTCTCCCTTTTGCGCCCTCATTTTACTAAGAAGACGCGCAACGATGTCAGTGACGCAGGAACGTACGCCCTTAATCAGATTCTCCTCGAGCTTTATCATCAGCGTAAGTCTTAATGTCATGCTCCCAGCCATCAAGAATATCACGTAATATCACTGGGAAATCTTTTTTATGCCCCGGCCCGTCCAATAACGGTTCAATAGTATTCTGTAGAATGGTCGCCGTTTTATCTGTCTCACATAACAGGGCACAGATGATGCGACGCAAAATCTTCGCCTCGTATTCTTGCCTTACATCATGCTTTTCGCCGTCTGACATACGTTGTTGTTCTATTGGCGTCGGCCCACTTGGGAACCCAACACCAACATTGAGACTCCCAAAACGGCGTATATGTTCTGCGTCGTTATGCTCAATGCGAGAAGCTACTTCTCTAAGATACGCACAGCTCGAATTCATGTGAGTGTCCCTTTCTAAAAAACGTTCCCTACCCCCTCGTTAAAGGAGCGTCGTTCATTGAGCAATTACACGCTCATACATGCTCTCCCACCACAACAGGAACC